TGGACGCAACCTATCGACAAGAAGCAAGCGACTGTTGACATCAAAGACTTTATATGTGGCGGAGAAACTTAAAGGTAATCGCTTCTTCTATCCTAGTAACTGTGACTTCAGAGGTAGGGTTTACAATGTCCCTTCCTTTCTTGGTGTTCAAGGCACTGATATGTCACGAGGACTATTGCAGTTCTATCGTTCAGCTAAGATTAAGAATGATGAGGACGCTAGGTGGTTAGCAATACATGGAGCGAACACCTATGGTAACGACAAGGTATCACTCGATGACAGAGTGAAGTGGGCTTATGACTTTTCCAAGATAGCAATAGACATAGCTCAGAACCCAACAGAGCATTTGTTATGGACTGAAGCAGATAGTCCTTGGCAGTTCTTAGCGTGGTGCTTTGAGTGGCGTAACTACTCAGTCAATAAAAAGATAGAGAGCTTCCTTCCAGTTAATATGGATGCCACCAACAATGGCTTACAGATACTTTCGATGCTCACTCGTGATGAGTATGGGATGGAAGCAACCAATGTATTACCAACCAGTACACCGGCAGACATCTATCGAGTTGTCTCCGATAAAGTTCTTGAGCAACTAAAGATAGATTCCGAGCAAGGCGTACAGTTCAGTAAGCAGTGGTTAGACTTTGGGTTAGACCGCAAGACAACCAAGAGACCAGTGATGTGTTATAGCTATGGTCTCACCCCCTACTCTAATCGTGCGTACATCAACGACTGGTATGACGAGACTATCCACAAGGACAAGAGAAAGCCACGCTTTGATGAGAACATAAGATACAAAGCGGTACACTATCTATCTTCTCTTGTATGGAATGGCATTGAGTCAGTCCTTGATAGACCTAAACAATGTATGAAGTGGTTTCAGGATTGCTCACGACTTATCTCTGAGCAGCAACGCCCAATGACATGGTTAAGTCCTAGTGGTTTTCCAGTACACCAAGAGTATCACAAGATGCACGAGAAAAAGATAAGCACTTGGATAGGTGGCACTGCAACTCACATAACATTCTATGACACCAAGGATGAAATCTCTTCAAGGAAACAATCCAATGGTGTCAGTCCTAACTTTGTTCACGCACTGGATGCTTCAGCACTCCACAAGACAGTCATTAGATGTAACCAACAGAAAGATATTTATGACTTCAGTATGGTGCATGACTCTTATGGTACTCACTCGCCTAACTGCCAAGCAATGAGCGATGTTATACGAAATGTATTCTATGAGATGTTTAGTGTTGACCTCTTGGCTGATTGGCAACATCAGTTAGAGACTGACAATCCAGACATCACATTCCCTTCCCCACCTGCCTATGGGGACGCTGACTTATCACAACTCAAAGACAGCACATATTTTTTTAGTTAATGCAAATAATTCTAACCAATAGAAAGGAACGCAAATAGTAAAATGGCAAACATAATAACAACACCTCAGGGTAAAGCAGTTTACCCTCGTATAGATACACCTGACACAAAGTTCAACGAAGATGGATTATACTCCTGCAAACTTCACATAAGTGAAGATGACTTCAGAGCCTTTGAGATGGGTATTGATAAATTGTATGACGCAGCATATGACGCTGAGTGCAAAGCTCAAGGTAAGAAGCTGAAGAAATCAGCAAACAAACCAGTAAGGATTACACCTGATGGGGACTTTGAGATTTATGCAAAGCAAGTTGCACAAAAACAAACAAAGACAAAAGGACTTATCGAGTTCTCTGTTGCTTGTTTCGATAGTCAAGGTAATAAAATCTCTACCCCTAAAGTTGGTAGTGGTTCTGAGCTAAAGATGGCAGTCGAACCAAACTTCTGGTTCATTCCTAGTCAGGGCTTCGGCTACACCCTACGACTAAAGGCAGTCCAAGTGATTGACTTAGTTGAGTATGGAGGTGGCGGTAACTCTGGCAATTATGGTTTCGGTAAGAGCGATGGTGGATACACCGGTGAGTCTTTTAACGAAACTTTTACGGAGACTAATGAGGCACTCACGTCGGAAGCCCCGTTCTAAATCTCCTTATCGTTCTGGTTTCGAGGAGAGGGTAGCCGGTGTCTTAAAAGATGCCAAGGTTGCCTTCTCCTACGAGACCCTAAGATTGGAATATTTTAAAACGTGCCACTACAAACCAGATTTCATACTACCTAATGGAGTGATACTTGAAGTTAAAGGATACTTTACAGCAAGCGATAGAACAAAGCACAAGCTCGTCAAAGAGTGTCATCCAGAATTGGACATTAGGTTTGTATTTCAGAACGCTAACAATACCCTCAGTAAGAAAAGCAAAACAACCTATGCGAAATGGTGCGACACTAATGGATTCAAATGGTGTCACCAAAGGATTCCACACACATGGCTGAACTAACACCACTAAAAACACACCAACCTTGCCCAGAGTGCGGCAGTAGCGATGCACTCACAATCAATACCAATGGTACTACCAAGTGCTATTCGTGTTCTACGTTTACCTCTTCTACTAATGATAATGTGGAGGTGCTTGATAAGAAGTTTGTTACTGGTACAGTTATGCCCCTTCCCAAGAGAGGTATACACGAAGAGACCTGTAAGAAATACAACTATAGAATTGGACAGGTCAATGGTGAGACAGTTCACATTGCTAACTTCTATGACCTCAACAAGAAAATTGTAGCTCAGAAGTATCGCACTGCTGACAAGAATTTTAAATGCAATGGTTCACCTACTCACTTCTTTGGGCAGCACTTGTTTCCCAATGGAGGTAAACGACTGGTCATTACTGAAGGTGAGATAGACTGTCTGACAGTAAGCCAAGTACAAAACAATACTTGGGAGGTAGTCTCTCTGAGTTCTGGAGTGCAGAGTGCTAAGTCATTATTCAAACGTCACCTTGAGTGGCTTACTAAGTTTGAAGAGATAGTCCTTATGTTTGACTCCGATGATGTGGGCAAGCAAGCAATGGAGGATGTCGCTCACATTATACCTGCCGGTAAATGTAAGATAGCAAACCTGCCTATGAAGGATGCCAATGAGCTTCTACTAGCAGAGCAGCCCAAAGAAATACTCAAGGCTATATGGAACGCCAAGGTATGGGGACTGGATGCAATCGTAAGAGGTTCAGAGCTATACGAAAGGCTGACATCCCCAAAGAACTTTGAGTCAATCCCTTATCCATTTGAAGGACTGAACAGAGTAACACGAGGCATACGCACTGGTGAGATAATCACCTTCTGTGCTGGCAGTGGTATTGGTAAGTCTCAGATATGTAAGGAAGTCACCTATAATATACTGACCACCACCGACAAACGTATGGGCTACATCGCCCTAGAAGAAAGCGTTGAGAGAACTGGTAATGGTATCATAGGTTTACATCTTAACAAACTATTACACCTAGATAACTTCGATGCAAATGATGAGTACAAGGAAGCATACGAAGCTACTGTGGGTAATGGTAGATTTTTCTTGTATGACCACTGGGGTTCTCTCGAAGGGGACAAGCTCGTTGGTCACATAAGATACATGGCGAAGTCATTAGATGTTGAGTACATCGTACTTGACCACATCTCAATCGTTATATCAGGTAGCTCTGAAGGTGACGAAAGAAGAATGATAGACAACCTAATGACTAAACTTCGTGCCTTGGTTGAGGAGTGTAAGATAGGTGTAATACTTGTCAGTCACCTCAAGAGACCAGAAGGAAGAGGACATGAGGATGGTGCTACTACATCAGTCGCACAGCTTCGTGGGTCAGCCGGCATAGCACAACTAAGTGATATGGTTATAGGCTTGGAACGCAATCAACAAGACGCAGAGAACAAGCATCTCACATCAGTAAGAGTTCTAAAGAATAGATTTAGTGGCGATACTGGAGTGGCTTGTAATCTACGTTGGCAAGCAGAAACAGGAAGACTAACAGAAGAAAAATTAATCGAGGGAGACACAGGTGAAACTTATTTTTAAATTATGGAATATTGTTCAAACTTCAAATACGACCTCAAGGTTGGTCACGTTGCTGAGAAGCAAGTTGCCGAACTTCTTGAGAACAAAAAGGTCGAAGTCAAAAGAGACCTTAAAGCAACAACTACTGGCAATTTATTTATTGAGTATAAATCCAGAGGCAAAGACTCAGGCATATCTACTTCCGAAGCAGACTATTGGTGCTTCGTATTTGATGAGCTTTTTATCTTCATTGAAAAAGAAAAACTTAAAGCAATGATTGAACCAATGAAGGGTAGCACAATGGACAAGCGAGGCGGTGACAAGAATACAAGTTGCGGCATCCTCTTACCACTAGAAAGATTATTAGAAATAAAAAACGATGGAGAACTTAGCTGATGAAGCAATACGATTTCATGGTTGTGATGATGCAATCATTGGGCACGATAACAGGGGTTACTTGGTCTATTCCTATGCATATCTTATCGAGGTCTTTATGTCGCAAGGCATGACCGATGAAGAAGCGGTTGAATGGGTTGACTACAATGTCGCAGGAGTAATGCCACAACACTACACAATAAATTATGAACACACTGATATTTGATATAGAAACAAACGCTATCAAAGACTGGGCAAACTTGAGTGACCTTACCACTCTTCACTGCCTATCTATCTTTGATATAGATAACAATGAGATGACTAGCTACAATTCTGTAGATGGCAACATCGAAGAAGGTCTAGTTAAACTACTCAATGCTAAAGCAATAGCAGGACACAACATCATAGGGTTTGATGTCCCTGCTCTAACAAAGCTATACGACTTCACTCACAACAACCTGATAGATACCCTTGTGTTAGCTAGGTGTGTATATCCAGATGTACGCAATGATGACTTCAAGCGTGAGAACTTTGATAAGAAGTTGATTGGTTCACACTCGTTGAAGGCTTGGGGTACTCGCATCAATGTTCTCAAGGACAACTATGGTGAGACTTCGGACTGGTCTGAGTGGTCACAAGAGATGCAAGATTACTGTGAGCAAGATGTTCGTGTAACTTTTATGTTGTATATGTGGTTGCTAGGCAAGAACCCATCACAGAAAATGCAAATGCTTGAGCATGAGTTCGCTATCCAAATGCGTAAGCAAGAAGCTAATGGGTTTCCCTTTGATGTATCTAAAGCTAATCATCTCATGGAGCAGCTAATGCTTGAGCGTTGTGAGATAGAGACAGAACTACAAAAGGTATTCCCTCCATCTGTTGAAGAGACCAAGACACACTGGTGGGTAAACCCTAATGGTGACAAATTCCCTACCAAGAAGGCTATGATTGAGAGTGGTTACAAACCCAGTCAGTGTTCTAAGGGCGACTTAAAAGTTAAACAGATACCATTCAATCCTAACAGTCGTGACCAGATATGTGAACGCCTGATGTCTCAAGGGTGGAAGCCAGAGGCATACGAAGGTAAGCGTCCTGCTATCAATGAGTCAGTCCTCAAGGATATAAACACAGAGGAGTCACTCAAACTATTACAGTTCTTAACCATATCTAAACGCCTTGGACAACTCATCGAGGGCAACCAAGCGTGGTTTAAGTTAGTGCATGATGGAAAGATACATGGAGGTATTAATACTAATGGAGCAGTCAGTGGTAGATGCACTCATCAAAATCCTAATGTAGCTCAAGTGCCTTCTGTTCGTAGTCCCTATGGTGGAGAGTGTAGAGAACTATTCACTGCACCTGAGGGTAAA